ACCAGTTAATCCCATTACTTGATCTACTGGTGTTATAGATCCAACTGAAAAAGTAGCGGAAATTCCTGTTAACCCCATTACATCTGCAGGAGTAATTGCTCCGACAGCAGAAGTTGCTGAAAGTCCAGTCGGTTGAACTGTTGGATTAGATGTAATGTTTGGAGCACCTACATCAATTTCTAATTCCAGCCCACTTAATGATTCGGTATAATCTCCTCTTGCAGTTGGTGTTCCATCAGAAACAGTCATTGGAAGTCCCGTTAAAGGAACTCCTACTCCAACAATAATTGAACCCACATCAGTTTCTAATTCTAACCCCGTTAATGATGCGGTATAGTCTGATCTAGCGACTGGAGATCCTACGGTTCCTGCTGCAGAAACCCCAGTTAATCCCATTACATCAGCTACTTCTAATACATAATCTCCCCATCCACTATTGCCCCACGATCCTAGACCCCAGGCTTGATTACCAAGAGTAGTAGTTGCGGAAAGTCCGGTTAAAGAAACTGTTTGATCATTAAGTTCTCCCCAAGCACCATCATTCCAAGATTTAGCGCCCCAGCCTGTAGCATAAACGTTGGTGTCACCCCAATCGGATTGACCCCAGGTTAATCGTCCCCATCCTGATGTTACGTCTGCCATAAGGAAGAACTCCTTACGCTAGTTGTATGATCGCTGTTGATGCAGCTGCTGCTGGAAATTCAATTGTGAATGTTCCACTAGTAACTGTTTTATCTCCACCAAAATTAATAGCAAGAATCGATCTATTAGTTGTGAATCCTGTAATAGCAGTTGTATTATAAAGTAATAATCCTCTCGCTGTAAAAGAAGCTGATGTCCAACTTGTATTAGAAAAATCACAAACGGCTGTGTCACTATCTAATGTGACATCAATATTTGTTAAAGTATTTCCTCCACCTGTATATCCTGAACTTGTTGTCGTAACTTCATAAGTTGAAGTTGGATCCGCAGCTGCGTCTGCGGGTGCTGCATAAACTGTTGTTGATTTACTTAATGATGCATCGTTTGCTGAATAAAGAGCACATTTAATAGTGTTTCCTGCTGCTGTACTTCCAGAGGCATTTAAACAATGTCCTCCTTGCAGGATTTCTGATTTGAAGCTATTACAAATTGCTGATGTTATTGCCATATTTATCTCCTAATTATGGAGACGGGGACTTAACTGGTATTCTAACTGTTCCGTCAGTATAGTCGTCTCGTCTTCGTCTTCCAAGTTGCATTCCTGCAAACTGTTGTATAGCATTTTTATACTTTTGTTCGTACAATGTCAACATGTCCATCGGACCTTTTAAAAATCCATAAGCTTCCACCAGGCAGGCATATAGTAGCCCTTGTGGGAAGTACTTACTTAAATAAGTCCCAGAAGTTTTAGTCGCTAATCCTGCAGGTACCATATTGTAATATATTCTGTATAGATAATTTGCATCGGGTGTAGGGGCTAAATAAATAGCTCCAGAAGTCGTATCAGAAACCGCTGTAGCACCCCCAAACATAGCATAATATTTAGGAAATCCTGTAACATCTTGCCCTGTTCTATCGCCTTTTGGCCCCGTTAATCTATCGGTATATTCTGATAAATAAGTTTGATCTTTTTTCTCTAACCAAGTTCCATTACCTTCAGTGTTAGCTGTTGAATTAAATACTTCTACCCCTCTAATAAACAAAGCGCCTGTGTCACCTTTACTTCCTTTACCGGGTGAATTTATAGTATTAGCATCAGCAGCTAAAGTTCCTTCTGAAACATATCTGGCAGCATCCATAGGAAGCTCTTGATTAATTCTATATTCTGCATTTTCAATAAATCTGCCTAGAACAGCACCACTAAAAAGAGTACTGTCTATTTCAGTATAACTTCTAATGTCAGCTTCTAATGTTGAAAGTGTATATCCTGCCATTATAAACTCTCTATATTAAGAGGACTAATAACGCAATTAAATCCTCCTCCTGTTGCAGTGCCTGTTGCAGCACTTGGTAGGGTTATTGTAAAACTATTTTTTGCTGTAACAGTTGTTCCAGCATCATTAACACTAGTTGTCTCAACTAAAGAAGCAACTTTAAAAGACCCATAGACCGTGGCTCCGGAACTATGTGAATCAGCAGTTGTTGCTGAAGGCGTGTACCCTCTATAAACAGCAGAAGTTCCACGCGTACATCCTGTTAAATCATTACTTGATCTTCCAGTGTATTGAATAACTTCGTTTTGATATGTTCCCACTTTTAAAGGATCGGTTGTATCTGATGAAGTTAAAAGTTTTTTAATCATAATAAATCCAGCTGTAGGGAAATTAGATCCATCAGCCAAAGTAATTGTTGTAGCGCTATTTGTTATATCACCATTTAATGTTGTTTGTAATTGTAATTGTGCAACTGAAACACCACCAACAGGCTCTTTAACACCAGTAAATCTTAAAGAGTCATTAACTACTAATTGACTATTTTCAAATGCAACAGTTAAAGTTGTGTCCGATGAAGTTGTAAAAGGATTTAAAGGTAAAAAATCTTGTGTTCCAAATTCCGTTCTGGCTGGTCTTGCTCTTTGTAAAGCTTGTGGATCAGCACCTGTAGGTTTGGGTTGTAATTGTGGAGACTTAGGTTCGTATTCAGAACGATGAACCCATGCACCAGTCCATTCTCTAACCATTTCATTATATGGAAACGCCATACCTGATCTATCAGATATTGATAAAGCATATTTACCTTGTGAAAAAGTAGTCATTAACCAATCCCCGGATAGTAAATTTTAGGTGATATGTAAGTAGAGTTAGAAGAACCATCTTCATCTTCAGCTCTTAACAATTCATCTTCATATAACATTTTTAATTCTTGTACTCTTTGAGGGACATACTTAACCGATAAATAATAAGCAAGACCAGCAATCATACAAGGTATAAATCTGTAAGGTACGTCAGTTGCATTTGTATAAGCACCAACATCATCAATTCTTTTTGTATAATAAAAATTAATATAGTTTCCGTCTTGAGCTGCGCCCGGAGTTAAATATAAAGTCATTGTAACTTTATCTATTAATCTTTGAACCCAGTATTGGGTAGGAAGACCTGTAGCAGTTTTATTAGAAAAAGCTTGATACTGTGACCTGCTAATTTTTGTCATTGGTGTATCAATTGTAGTAGACTTTACTCTATAATCTGCTTCTTGAATATCTGTCACTCCGTTTGGAAACTGCAAAACTGCATCACTTGTACTATGACTAGCAGCAGTACTTCCATTAACACCTCTTACACATCCAGTTAAGTTTAAACTAGATATTCCGCTGTAAGTAATTTGTTCGCTGTTAATAGTTATGATACCACCAGTTGTTGGCATCCCAGTAACTGAAGCTACTCCAATTGTAGCAACACTTGAATTTATTCCTGCAGATAATGTAGTTGAGATTCCACTTGATGCACCGTCGGCAGGAGAACGATAAAAAGTATAGACAGATTGCCCGTCTACTAATGTAACATTTTGATTTTTTACTTCCCAAAAATGAAGTCCTCTATTACCCCATTCAGAAAATAAAATATTTAAAGATCTTTTTGCTGTTTTTAATTGGTAACCAGAAACACCCTGCATACCGATACGTTCGTATGCATCTTCAATAATTTCATCTATACCAAGGTTCTTATCAAAAACATAAGAGCCAGATGTTGTATTTGCCATCTAATCTCCTATCCATAGAATATAGTAACTTTTGCTACACCACTTAAAGTTGCATATCCACTTGTTCTACATAAAAGTCCATCACCTGGAATTGGAATGTATTGAACCCAATTTTCTCCTGCATTAGCAGCAACTCCTTTAGGTGTATCAAAGACAGCAATTGAAGTTCCAGACGCACCACCATCTTTAATAGTAATAGTTCCTGCAGTGGTATCAGCTACGTAATATATTCCTAAAATTCTACAAGGCCCTGCAAAAATTGCAAAAGAAGCAGTTCCATTAGTAGCTTTTACGGTGCTTATATATGTTCCCATAATTTTCTCCTTAAAAAGATGCTCCCGAAGGAGCATCTTTAATTATTTATTACGACTCTTTAGCCCAAACACCTTGAGCTTCAACTACTGTCCAAAAGACAGTAGAGTTTAAAGACGCAATTTTAACAAAGTCACCAACTTTAGATGTTGATTTTGTATTAATCACATCTTTGTCATCTGTCAAAGATCCTAGGTACAAAATACCATCACTTGAATTAGGACTAATAGTTAAAGTATTAGTTCCGTCTTCAGCCGTGTTTACAAATGTAAATGTATTTCCAATTGCAATCGCCGGAAGTGTGAATGTTGCACCGTCAGTTTTTGATGTAAAGGTTTTTCCTGAGTCCGTAGAAATAACTACTGTATAAGCAGATTCCTTTGGAACGATATTATATCCAGATCCTTCTTTACCAACCAAAACTGGTCCTCTGAATGTTGTTTTTGCCATATTATCCTCCTAGTTTTTCGAACGCAGTCTCTAGGCCGTCGACTATAC